CCGCCTAATGCCGATGCGTTCCGCATCTGGCAAGCCGCTTTTATGCCTCCAACCCATCTGGTTCGTTTGTTGGATACAAACCCCACCGGCATCGGTACATAAAGGGAACATCGAGGGGCGGATGCGACCGGGGGAGCGGTCGGGTTCGCGCTCGGTGTTACGGGGGGAGTGGGAATGGCCGGAACGGGGGAGGGCGCGCGGTGGACGCTGGCGCGGCGACGGCAATTCCTGGCGGCGCTGGCGGTCAGTGCCGATGCGGGGGCGGCGGCACGGGCGGTGGGAGAGACGCTGCGGGCCGCACGCGCCTTGCGGGCGCGCGACCGGGCCTTTGGCGAGGCCTGGGATGCGGCGATCGGCGCGGCACATGCGCTGGTCGAGGAAGGGCTGCTGCGCCGGATGCTCGCCCTGTTGGCGGCCGGGGACGGGGAGGGCGGAGAGGCCGGTGCGGGGACCACCGGTCTCTCCATCACCCCGCCGCTTTCGGCCACCGAGGTGCAATTCTATCTGAAGCTGCTCGCCCGCCGCGATGCGCTGGCCCAGGCCGGTGACGGCGCAAGCGAAGCGGCACGGGCCGATGCGGCCGAGACCGATGCGGCCGAGACCGATGCGGCGCTGGAACGCGCGCTCGATGGGCTGGCGCGGCGGCGGTTGAAGGGGATGGCATGATGGCGGGACAGGATGCGGCAACGCGGCTCGCCACGCTGGCGATGCTGGAGCCGGGTGCGCGCGAACAGGCGCTGGCCGCACTGACGGCGGCGCAGAAGCGCGAACTGGTCGAGCGATGGGAATTATGGGCGCATGACGGACAGGTCGCGCCGCCGGGCGACTGGCGGGTCTGGCTGATCCGCGCCGGTCGCGGCTTCGGCAAGACGCGCGCGGGGGCGGAGTGGGTCAGCGCGCTCGCCCGCGACCATCCGGGCGCGCGGATCGCGCTGATGGGGGCGACACTGCGCGATGTCGAGCGAGTGATGGTGCGCGGCGAAAGCGGGCTGCTGGCGGTAGCGCGAAAGGGCGAGACGCCCAAATGGATCGGCAGCCTGGGGCAGGTGCATTTCGCGTCCGGCGCGATCGGTTTCGCCTATTCGGCCGCCGCGCCCGAGGCTTTGCGCGGGCCGCAGCATCATGCCGCCTGGTGCGACGAACTGGGCAAGTGGAAGGGGGAGGCCGGATGGGACAATCTGATGATGACGCTCCGGCTGGGCGAGACCCCGCGCGTGCTGGTCACGACCACGCCGCGCGCGACGCCGCTGATGCGCAAGGTCATGGCGCTGCCCGATTGTGTCGAGACGATCGGGCGGACCAGCGACAATGCGCATCTGCCCGACAGCTTCCAGGACGCAATGATCGCCCAGTACGGCGACACGCGGCTGGGGCGGCAGGAGCTGGACGGCGAGATGGTCGACGACCGCGAGGGGGCCTTGTGGACCCGCGCTTTGCTCGACCGACAACGGGCGAAGACGGTGCCGTCGCTCGACCGGGTGGTGGTCGGCGTCGATCCGCCCGCGACCAGCAGCGGCGATGCCTGTGGGATCGTCGCGGTGGGACTGGGGCGCGACGGCCATGGCTATGTGCTGGAGGACGCCAGCGAGGCCGGGCTTTCGCCCGAGGGTTGGGCGGCGCGGGTCGCGGGCTGTGCCCGGCGCAACCGCGCGGACCGGGTGGTGGCCGAGCGCAACCAGGGCGGCGACATGGTGGAAAGCGTGCTGCGGCTCGCCGATCCGACCTTGCCGGTGCATCTGGTCTATGCCTCGATCGGGAAGGCCGCGCGGGCCGAGCCGGTGTCGTTTCTCTATGCGCAGGGGCGGGTTTGGCATTCGCGAGGGTTTCCGGCGTTGGAGGACGAGCTGTGCGGGCTGGGGGTGGCGGGGGCCTATGACGGACCGGGCCGCTCGCCCGACCGCGCCGACGCGCTGGTCTGGGCGCTCACCGAGCTGATGCTGTCGGGGCGAGGGCCGCCGGGGATACGGAATTTGTGAGCTGATCCTCCCCGGAACGGGGAGGGGGACCGCCGCGAAGCGGTGGTGGAGGGGGATCGCCGCTGGGCGAGTCCCGTGTGGAAGCCCCCCTCCGTCAGCGCTGTGCGCTGCCACCTCCCCGTGCCGGGGAGGAGCTAGAGGAGATTCGATCATGAGGATGTTCGGTCGCAAGACCGGGCGGGGGGCTGCGCGTCCTTTGCTCGGATTGGGTTTGGCCCGGTCGGGGGTGCCTTTGACGGGGGCGGCACCGTCCTATGAGAGCCAGGTGCGCGAGGGGTATCTGCGCAACCCGGTGGCGCAGCGCGCGGTGCGCATGGTCGCGGGCGGGCTGGCCGATGCGCCGCTCACCGCCTCGCATCCCGAACTGGTCGCGCTGGTCGCGGCGCGCAGCGAGGGGCAGGCGCTGCTGGAGACGGTGGCGACGCACATGCTGCTGCACGGCAACGCCTATGTGCAGATCCTGCGCGATGCCGAGGGTGCGGTCGCGGAGCTGTTCGCGCTGCGCCCCGAGCGGGTGACGATGGAGCTGGACGCGAGCGGCTGGCCCGCCGCCTATCTCTACCGCGCCGGGGGCCGGGTGACGACGCTGCCGGTCGATCCGGTGAAGCCGTTGGTGGTGCATCTGAAAAGCTGCCACCCGCTCGACGATCATTACGGGCTGGGCTGTCTGGGCGCGGCGGCGGGGGCGATCGCGATTCACAATGCCGCCGCCGCCTGGAACCGCGCGCTGCTCGACAATGCGGCGCGGCCTTCGGGGGCACTGGTCTATGATCCGGGCGATGGATCGACGCTGACCCCCGACCAGTTCGAGCGGCTGCGTACCGAGATGGAGGGCTTTGCGGGCAGCGGCAATGCGGGGCGGCCGCTGCTGCTGGAGGGCGGGCTGAAGTGGCAGGCGATGAGCCTGACGCCGGCCGAACTCGACTTCATCGCGGCCAAGTCGTCGGCGGCGCGCGAGATCGCGCTGGCGTTCGGAGTGCCGCCGATGCTGCTCGGCCTGCCCGGCGACAATACCTATGCCAATTATCGCGAGGCGAACCGCGCGCTGTGGCGACAGGCGATCCTGCCGCTGGCGGGCGGAATCCTGAGCGGGCTGGCGCAGGGACTGGCGGGCTGGTTCGAGGGCGCCAGCCTGTCGGTCGATATCAACCGCGTCACCGCGCTGGCCGAGGAACGGCAGATGCTTTGGGCCATGGCGGCGAGCGCCGATTTCCTCGATCCGGCGGAGAAGCGCCAGATGGTCGGCCTGTCATGAGCGGGGACGTTCTGGCGCGGCTGCTGGCGCAGGCGGCGGACAGCGGCGCGGACCTCGTCACGCTGCGCGCTGTGGCGGAGGAAGCGGGGGAACTGGGCGCGACGCGCGCGCTCACCCGGCTGGGCCTCACCGATCCGCAAGCGGCGGAGGATGTCGCCGAGCTGCGCGAACTGCTGACCGCCTGGCGTGAGGCCAAGTCGTCGGTGTGGAAAAGCGCGGTCGGCTGGCTGACGCGGTTGCTTGGGGCGCTGCTGCTGGCGGGGATCGCGATGCGGCTGGGGATGGAGGATTGGCTGAAATGAGCCTGACCTTCACCGGCTATGCCGCGATCTGGGACCGGATGGACCGGGCGGGCGACGTGATGCGGCGCGGGGCCTTTGCGGGGGCGGGCGACGTGCCGCTGCTCTGGCAGCATCGCGGCGCGGCGATGGGCCGCATCACCGCCATGGCGGAGGACGATACGGGCTTGGCGGTCGAGGGCGTGGTCGACCACCCCGTGCTGGCCGCTTTGGTCCGCTCCGGCGCGGTGGCGGGGCTGTCGGTCGGCTACCGGCCGCGCGTCGTCCATCAGGGGGCGGCCCGCGCCATCCTGTCGGCCGAACTTATCGAGATCAGCCTGGTGACGGTGCCGATGCAGCCGCTCGCCCGCGTGATTCAGATTTTTACCAAGGGGGAATGATATGGACGTGATCGAACGGCCCGTTCTGGACGGCGCACGCAAGACCAGCGGCGCTTTCGACGGCTATGTGCGCAGCGGCACCACCGTCGAGCTGAAGGCCTTTACCGGCACCACCGGCGACAGCGGCGGCTTTGCCGTCCCGCGTGAGATCGACGCGGCGATCGGATCGGTGCTGCGCAATGTCTCGCCCGTCCGCGGCATCGCCAATGTCGTGACGGTCGGCTCGGCGGGGTATCGCAAGCTGGTCACGACCGGCGGCACGCCGTCGGGCTGGGCGAGCGAGACGGCGGCGCGGCCCGAGACGGCGACGCCCAGTTTCGTTGAACTCGCCCCGCCGATGGGCGAGCTTTACGCCAATCCCTCGGCCAGCCAGGCGATGCTCGACGACGCGGCCTTCGACGTCGAGGGCTGGCTGGCGAGCGAGATCGCGACCGAGTTCGCACGCGCCGAGGGGCAGGCCTTTGTCAGCGGATCGGGTGTCAACCGGCCCAAGGGTTTCCTGACCAACCCGGTCTCGACCGCCAAGGACGGCGCGCGTCCCTTCGGCACGCTGCAATATATGCCGAGCGGTGCGCCGGGCGCGTTCGGGGCGGGCGCGGAGGACCGGCTGGTCGAACTGGTCCAGCTGCTTCGCGCGCCCTATCGTCAGGGGGCCTGTTTCGTGATGAACGCGGCGACCTCGGCACGTATCCGCAAGCTGAAGACGACGGATGGCCAGTTCCTCTGGGCGCCGGGGCTTGCGGCGGGGCAGCCCGCAACGCTGCTCGGCTATCCGGTGGTCGAGGCGGAGGACATGCCCGATGTCGCAGAGAACAACTACGCCATCGCGTTCGGCAATTTCCAGGCGGGCTATCTGATCACCGAGCGCGCCGAGACCGCGATCCTGCGCGATCCGTACAGCAACAAGCCGTTCGTCACCTTCTACGCCACGCGGCGAGTCGGCGGCTGTGTCAGCGACTCGGAGGCGATCAAGCTGATGAAGTTCGCAACGGCCTGAGCCCCTGAAAAATCGGGGCAGCCGCAAGGGGCTGCCCCGTAGTTCAGGGAGGATGCCGGACCCGGCCGGGGGGCGCGGGGTCGGCATGGCCGGTGCCCAAGGGGGAGGAGGGCAGCGGCTGTCCGACTCTCTGCGCGCCAACTGTGACGCCCGTGTGTCGGACCTGTCGCAGTTTGTATCGATGAAGGAGTTTACATGATGAGCGGGACGAAGGAGGCCATGCCCCCGGCGACCGTGACGGCGGCGGCGGGCGCGGTGCGTGCGCTGCTGCGGCTGGAGGAGGGCAATGAAGCGGCGCTGGTCGAGCGCGTCGCGGGCGTCGCACTGGGGCTGGCCGAATCCTTTTGCGGGCAGATGCTGATCCGGCGGCTCGTCGAGGAGCCGCTGTCGGGATCGGTGGCGTGGCAGGCGCTGGCGGCGACGCCGGTCGCGGCGATCCTGTCCGGCGGTGAAAACGCGATCGACCGGGACGGGCGTGGTTGGGTCCGCACGCGGGAGGCCGCGACGGTGCGCTATCGCGCGGGTCTTGCCGAGGATTGGGACGGCCTGCCGCCCGAGATCGCGCATGGCGTGGCGATCATGGGGGCGCATCTGTTCGACAATCGCGATGCCGCCGCCGTGCCGCCCGCCGCCGTCGCCGCACTTTGGCGGCCATACCGGCGGATGCGGCTCGACGGGCCGAGGCGGGCATGACCGCGCGCGAGGCGCTCAGGGCCGGGCTGATGGCCGCACTCCGCCCCGCGCTGACGCCGCTGGGCGTGGCGCTGTTCGACGCGATGCCGGTGCGGGCGAGCGTGCCGCAAGCCGTGCTGGGCGAACCGAGCGACAGCGATTGGGGCGCGGCGGGGATCGAGGGGCGCGAACTGCGGGTCGTGCTGACCCTGACCGATGAGGGGGAGCAGCCCCGGCGCTTACGCACCTGCGTCCAGGCGGCGGAGGCGATCGGCCTGGCGGACGTGCTGGCGGACGGGTGGCGGGTGGCGGCGCTGAGCATGACCGCGACCCGCATGGACAAGACGAGTGCGCGCTGGACGGCGAGCGTCGAATGGCGCGCCCGGTTGTGGCGCACGGGACAATAGGGGGACGGGACATGGCAATCGAAAAGGGAAGCGCCTTTCTGCTCAAGATCGGCGACGGGGCCGAGCCGCCCGCCTTCGCGACGATGGCGGGGCTGCGCACCACGCAGCTGTCGATCAATGGCGAGACGGTGGTGGTG